CCGCACCGGCCGGCAGGCGGTCGGTGAGGACCACTTCCGAGCCGAGGAACGTCGGACCCATGCCCTGCGACAGACCCACCGAACCGCCCTGGGCCAAGTCAAGGTTCTGCATGCACGCCGCAAAGAAGAACGGCGAGCAGAACCACTTGGCACCGGCACGCGAGTGCTGCGGAACCCTTGCCATCATGGCCAGCAAGTTGGCCTTGGTCACCTCGTCGGGCGTGTCACCGGCAGCCGTCACGAGCGAGGCGGCGTAGGTGGCAGCAGACGCCGCCAGCAGGCCACCCGTGTAGGTCGTGACGAGCCCGGCAACCGCTGGAGCGTTGCTGGGGTTGCCGCTCCACGCAGCCTCTTCCACGGCGTTGGAGAGCGTCAGAGCCAGCTCAGCAGCGATCCAGTCTGCGATCGACACGATCGAGTCCTGCAGGAGCTCGCTCGCAATCGTCACCGCGCCCGTGACCTTCTTCGCAGTCAGAGTGACCTGATTGGAAGTGGGGTCGCTGGCAGTGATGGCAGAGTTCTCATTGATCCAGTACGCGGTCGCACCGGCCGTGCGGCGTGGGAACAGGAGAACGTCGCTCGGCATCACCACATTGGTGGCGTTCTGAGCGAAGGCCGAGTACTGGTCCACGAGCCGGATGACGGTCGAGGAGAGAACGTCGGGCACGAAGGCCGCACCCGTGGTGCTGCCGGTCGAACCCTGGGCACGAGCCTCGATGCCGTGATCCTGGCACCACCGCTTCGCGTCGGCATCGCCGCTCTTCGCCTTGAACCACATGCCCACCGAGTAGGCGTCCTTGGCGTTCTCAAACGCACGGAGCCGGCCCGAGAACGGCACCGCCTCAACGCGGACTTTCTCGCTACGCTCTTCGGTCACTTCGGGGGCCGGCGTGCAGCGGTCAACCACGCTGCGGAGATTCTTGGCCGACTCAGCCACCGACTTCTCAAAATCGATCCGCTTGGCCAGCTTGCCGGCCTCGGTGTTCATCGCCTCGAGTTCAAGATCGCGCTCGGCAATCTTGTCGGCATCGGTGCTCTCGATCGCACGCACGGCGTCGATACGGTTGGCGAGGTTAACGGCCTCGTCCTGAAGCTTCTTGAGGTTGTCCACGTGGTATATCTCCGCCGGCGGTATTGCCGATGGATTCCACTGTGCCTCTAGCGTGCCGGCCTCTTGCAGAACCGGACTTCCGAATGTGTTGTTTTTACAAACACGACAGCACGAGCGCCGCATCGCGGGCAACGCAAATACTGCTGGCGCTCTTCGCCACACGGGCGAGAAGAACGGCACCGCAACTTCTCGCCGCAGGTGCAGCGGGCCTCAGACATTCTTGAGCCTTAAGGTGGCAGCCCAGGCGGCGGCGACGCCCCGCAAGGCCGAACGCGAACTAACCGCCCGAACTGCCGGCTCTTCGGCGGACTGCGATGCAATCCATGCCTCGTATGAACGCTGAGCAACGGTAACGCTGCTTGCCGGGTAGGCGGGCGTCAGAACAACGGAAACGTCTACGAGCGAACTGACTTCCCGCACTTCTCTGACTGCGCCTTGCTCGTCGCTAGACCACCTGTCGCCCTTGCCCGGTTCAAGGCCGAAGGCGAAGCTACTGCCCTTAAGGTCACGCCGTCTGACCAGTTCCATCGTGTCGCGCCCTACCTGCGTATCAGGCGGAATGACGGTATACCGCAGCCCCTTATCATCGCTGGTCAGCTCCAGCGTGCCGCTGGCTGACCGGCCGAGAATCAGGTCCGGATTGTGGTTTAGCAACGCCACAACGTCCTGCTTGCCGCGCTGGCGGTTGAGAACTTTATCGAACGCACCAGGCAGGATGATCTCGCGGAACTGCGAACCACCTTCACGCAGCGGAAGGCTGAAGCGGTTGTAGACAGCGGCATACCCCGTCAGCACCTGCGTGCCGTTGGCGCGAGTCTCAATAGTGAGCTCGGCTTCTGGGCACTCGTCAAACGCAAGGCAGCGGCGCTCAAGTTCCATTTGTTGAATCCTCCTGGGCGGTAGTCGTGTCTTCGGCATCGTCTTCTGGCGTGCCGTCCGCTGGCTCGCCCGGCGTGTCCTGCGGCATCGGCTGCGGATCTTGCGGCTGTGGCTCGCCCGCCTTTTCTAGCGTGGTCATGTTCAACTGGATGAAGTGCTGGTCGCCTTGCGGGCCAATCGGATTCAGGTTCTCAAGCTCACGAATCTCGTTCACCGTCATCCAGCCATTCTGCAGGGCGGAAACGTAGTAGGCAGAGCGGCTCGCGTGGTCGCCGCGAAGCAGGCCACTCACGCTGTGCTCAGAGAAATACTTCTCGTCATCTACGATCAAGTCGCGGCTGATCGCGGCCTCCCACCGCTTCAAGTGCGGTAGCAGGCAATGCTGCACAAACTCTGTGCCCTGTACTTCGATGTTGTTGAACGTGCTGCGGTCCAGCATCTGGATCATGTGCGGCGGCACGCGAAACGCCCGGCAGATTTCAACCACTTGGAAAGCCCGGCTCTCAAGCATCTGGGCTGCTTCGTTTGAGCCGCTGAGCTCGTGGGCCTTCACGCCGTTTGGCAGCACAGCTGTGCGGAAAGCCCGGTCTGCACCACGGTGCATCCGCTCCCACTGCTCGCGCAGTCGCTCAGCAGCCTCGATGGGAATCGGGTTGTCGCTCTCCAGCACGATGCCGGGCCGGGCACCGTTGCCGAAGTACGTGCTGCCGTGAGCCTCTAACGCCTGGGCCAGGCCGATGGCGTTCTGGAAAATCTTGTACGTCGGGATGGCCTTAATGCCGTCCTCGGTCGTGAACCGCAGGCAGAAGATCTGCTCTTGGCTGTAGACCGTCTGCCGGCCGCTTGGCTCACGGTAGATGTACCGCAGCGTGCCGTTCTCAAGTCGCTCGGCTTCCATCCGCGAACTGTGCAACGGCCACAGTTCCGACACAGCACCTCGAGCACCTGGGCGGATTTCGGCGTAGCTCGCACCGTAGTGCAGGTACATGCCAGTCATCCAATCGCGGAACTCTTGGGCCGTCTGCCAGGGATTCGGCTGCTGGTGGAGCAGGCGATACACGGGATGGCTCGTGGCCTTCTGTTTCCCGCCGTTGGCCATCCGCTCGTAGATGTGCAGCGGCAGAGCTGATACCGCATCCGATATGACACGGATGCAGGCGGTATACGCCGAGCACGCCATTGAGTTGTCAGCGTTGACGCGAATGCCGGAAGGCGTGCGGCTGGAGCTCACTTCGGGCCAGTCGATGCCACGCAGGTCAAACATCTTGAAGTCAGCGGCGGCGTTTTCGCTCATAGCGTCATCATGTCCCAGGACTGTTCTGGCGTGGCTGCGGTTGCCTTCTGCCACAGCCCGATGGCCATGACTAGCGACACGATGCCGTCTATGCGTTCTGTGCTCTTGGCCTTGCTCGGTTTAATGTTTCCGGCTGCGGAATCCTGCTGGATGGCCACGTTGGAAGCCTGCCACGACAGCACTGGGTGCCCACCGTGCAGCACCTTCCCGCTCACAACAAGGTTCTCCAGCTGCTTGCTAGGTGCCGACAGAGAGCCATAGCCCTGTCGAAAGTCTGCCATGGGCAGCCCGTCGCCTTGCAGTTGTTGGCCGAGTTGCGCGGAGTTCCACGGGTCCAAGCCAATGCCGCACAGCTTGTACTTGCTGGCTATGGCGTTGATGTCTGAACGCACCTGATCGAAGTCTGTGACGTTGCCATCGGTCATGTTCAGATGCCCCTGGCGATGCCACGTTAGGTATGGCACCTTGTCGCGTCGCTCTCGCTGGTGGGCGTTGTCGCTCGGGATCCAGAAGTGCGGCTCAATCCAAAACGTGCCGTCATCAAGCGGGAACAGCAGCACCAGGGCCGTGGTGTCAAACGTCGTGGCCAAGTCGAGCCCGGCCCAGCACTTGCGGCCGGCGAGATCAACAGGACAGGGCTTGTCGCCCTGCTGCCAGTGATCCATCCGCAGCCACCTAGTTGACTGTTCCGTCCATTGGTTCAAAAAAAGTTGGCGAAAAACATTTTCATAAGTCGGCATCTCAACCGCTCGAGCACATTCGCTCCGCAGGAAGTCCATGCGCACGGAAACGCCGAGGTTTGGATTGGCCTTCTTCCACGTCTCTTCGGCTTTCCAGTCATCCGCAATGTCGGCCGCATAGATGGCTGGCAGGAACGTCTCGTCTTTCACGGTGCCGGCGGCCACAGCCTCAGCGTATTTCCAGATTTCCCAGCAGACGCTTTTGCGGTCAAAGCCTGCCGTGGTGAGCGCCACCGTCAGCGGCTGACGCCGAGCACCTTGGCTGCTGAGCATGACTTCCCACATCTCGCGGTTAGAGACGTGGAGTTCATCGAATATCACGCCGTGAGCCGAGAGCCCATGTTGAATACCGGCCTCCGCACTCAACGCCTTGTACGTGCCGTGCGTCGCCTCTCGCACGATCGCGTTCCGGTAAACCTTGAGATGCTGACGCAGGACGGGCGACTGCTCGACGTAGACGCGGGCCATGTCAAAGACGAGCCGGGCCTGATCGCGTGAGGCTGCACAGGAATAGACTTCACAGCCGGGCTCGTTCTCCATCAGCAGCTTGAGGGCGATTCCCGCGCATAAACTGCTCTTCCCATTTTTGCGCGGAATCGCCAGCAGGCTGGTGCGGACTTTTCGCACGTCGCCCTCTGTGGCGAAGAGCTTGCGCACGTAGTCCTGCTGCCACGGCTCAAGCGTGAACGGCTTGCCGCCGAGCTCGCCCTTGGCGTGCGTCAGGTGCTTGTGGAAGAAACGCACCGCCAGACACGAGGAGCACTTTTCGCACGGGTGCTCAAGCGAACATCTGGGCGTCTTCGTCGTCTTCTTGCGGGCCATTCTCAACCGCCGAAACGCGGGCCAGCGCCGAGGCCGTCAGGCCGAACTCGGCCGCGAACTTTAGCATCTGGTTTCTCGCGTCGCGTTTGCGGTTCCACGCCGGGTGATTGCTTACCCTACCCTTATCGTCCATGAACGTGGCCCCGTTGGCCTTGAGTTCACGGTCGGCCTCAATCATGTCCGCGAGCGAATCGCAGTAAGCGGCCAGCGTCTGCTGGTGCCTGGGGCTCATGACCTTGGACGCCTCAAGCATGGGCACGATCCGCTCCCACTCCTCGCGGGCGAGATCCGAAAGCCAATGCGGTGCGGGCGGGATGCCCGGAACTGCGTCGATGCCGGACTTGTGCGGCCCCCTAACCCGAGCGCCGCGAAGCTTAAGCAGCGGTTTAGGCGTCGGCTTGCGGCCCTTGCCCATGTTCAAACTCCCAATTTCGGCCCCGCGTATAGAAGCAGGAACTTCTGGTTTTCCTCAGACGGGGGGGTAAGGATCCGAAC